AGTACTCAGCGAGTGCAGTGAACATGATGTCAACCCCATGCTGCTCTGCGCACACTACCTTCGATGGTATGTGCATCGTCAGCATCTTGGAGATCGATGCATGCTCGAGTTGTGCGACGTGATGACCCACCTCGGGCTCAAAACGCCACCCACGCTTCAGGAATGTCACTTCACTGATGTCGATAAAGGGAACGGACTCCGTCTCCTTGTCGGCCATCGTGTAGACAACTCCAAGCGTGGCTAGATTGCGCACCAGCACTGTATGGTCGAAGTTGGTGACTTCACGGGATACACCCATGATGTTGTCGTCGCCATAGGTCATCAAATTGACCCTTTCCTTGAACTCACTCAGTTTGTTGCCCTCCATCGCCCAGGCGTAGCGCACGTAAAGCGCGTTCACCAGACCATTCACGATGACTGTCAGTGGGTGTCCAGAGGGGTTTGACCCCCAGAACTCCACAAGGTCTCCGTTGAAGTCCGTGAGCGGGAAAGCCGTGTCAAAGGCAATACCCTGCACGACCAGTCGATCACGCTCGCTCCGGCCAGCGGCTGCCAACACCTGATCGATCACTTGGAACGCCGCCAAGATCCACTGCGCACTCATGCGCTTGTCGAACTTGGAATAGTCCCCGGCGATAATACGGTCTGTACCGTACTCCGTTAGGTAGTGGTAGATCTGGTCCCACTCCACCGAGGTGGCATTGGTACCAGGCGCTGTCTCGAAGATGTACTTGTTGTTCTGCATCACGCGAACGAGCGTGAGCAGGTGCTTGCGCACAACAAAGCACCACTCAGCAGGACCACCCGAAAACACTCGGGTCTTCTTGTCCAACACCTTGGTCAACTTCAGAGCTTCGTCCTTCAAGTGACCGGTGTAGACTGGCATGTACCTGATACCCCTTTCGTAGAGCTCGGTGATCCCATCTACGCGTTCGTAGAACTTGTCGTGGAATTCCACGTAGTCCTCCCACACGTCGACCTTACCGAGATACGTCAGGTGGTGCAGCTTCTTCTCCCTGTAGGGAAATCCCATAGAGGTGCGTCGGTTCATCTTGTCGATAAACTTAGTCCCAGGATACCCATTGAGGGTTGTGGCGTTGTCCAGAATCTGGATTTCTTCGAGCTGGTCAGCTCCCAAGCGACTGAGAATATCCGT